CTGGATCGGACATCTCTGGAATGGAGCAGAAGTTTCCTAGAGAGAATCTGGAGCTTATTATGAGACGTGCCGAACCTTATGCCATGGAAGCCGGTCTCGGAGGCTCCTATCATACAATCTCGGGGTCTATTGACCTTGAAATGAACCGACAAGACTATGATATACTAAGCGAGCTAAAAGATGCGGAGGGAAATCTAATCTATTCAGGATCAGAGAATAATCCTCCAACTCGACTTAAGATTATGGAGGTGTTTCACTTTTCACCTCAAGCGGCATACAGATTTTTTGATACAACTTCTGCACTTAACTACTTGAACAACGAATTTTCTTTTGAGTCATTTACTCCTGAGACTGTATTTTATGTTCTACCTGTCTTTGAGGATGTCTTAAGAGGTGGACAACTTAAGCTTTCACAGCGTGTAAGAAGATCAAATTTCTCCTATAAGATTATGGGAACTAGAATTCGTATATTCCCACAACCTACTCAGGCAACAAATACAAAGCTGTTTATAAGAATTGGTGTTCCACTAGATCCTTTAAATCCATCCTATGACGATGGAACAATCGACGGCATGAGCAATTTATCTAATATTCCATATGGAAATTTAAAGTTTGGTCGTGTCAACAGTATTGGGCGCCAGTGGACAAGACAGTACACGTTGGCACTGGCTAAAGAGTTGTTAGGACTAGTAAGATCTAAATTTGCATCTGTTCCTATTCCAGGCGGGGATTTGCAGCTTAACGGTACTGATCTGATATCACAAGGTCGAGAAGAACAGACAAATCTAAGAACTGAACTCAAAGAAATGCTAGAAAGCATGACGTACAGTAAGATGCTTGAGGACGAAGCCAACGCTTCAGAAAATCTAATGCGCATCTTGAAGAACATTCCAATGCCAAACGGCTTAGCTATTTCAATGGGCTAGGAGAAGTAAGTGGCTAGAATATTCATCACTCCAAGAGAGATTGACTTCATATCTGATCTTACAAAAGAGATTACTAAAGATGTGCGTGATCAAAAGATTTATTACTATCGCGTTCGTAATGACATCACCAATGTACATGATGTTTATGAAGAAGCACCCGAAAAGGTTTTTGATCCTCCAATCGAACTTCAAGCGATGGTTGATTGGTCACCTGAAGAAACAAGAACAAATCGGTTTGGTTCTGAAGAGTTTAAGACAATTGAAGTATACGTTCAGATGCGTGATCTTATTGATCGTGGGTTTGAGGTCGAAGCAGGCGACTATTTTAGCTACGGATCTATATTTTTTGAAATAACATCCGTTGTTGTTGACAAGACCATTTTTGGTCAAATTGAACACAAGACTGGTTTTAAGATTACCGGCAAACAGGCGCGCCAAGGACAAATTGATAAGTTTGCATTTGGACCAACTTCTGAGGATAATCCAGAGCCGGATGCAGTTCAAACAGAATTCGAACAAAAAAGAGGCTTCGAGGAAAATAGTGAAGGAGCTACGGGAGACAAACGTGCACTTATTGAAAATGGCAAGTTAGAAACTCCTGAAGAAGGTCCACGAAAAGTTAAAAAGGAATCGGAGTCTTCCATAGAGTCTTCGTTCTACGGTGATTAAAAATGTCAACTAGATACGACAAGCAAATAGAATCCTCTGATGTTGTTGCAGGAGGATATGAAGGTAAAGATACAGGCGATATCATTATACCTTCATGCACAATTGAAGACGTCGATCGAGCACTTTTTAATCTCTTTGACAAACAAATCCCTATGCAATACACGCATAAGAAAAAATCAAAAAGAATTCCTGTCATATTTGCTACCGGTGAAAGATTTGCTGTCTTAAGAAGAAAACAGCCTCTTAAAGACAAGAATAATGCATTGATTCTTCCGCTGATATCAATCATGCGCACTGGTGTAACCCAAGAGGTTGCTAATGGAATGGGATCAAGTGAGACGCTACCAATAACCATTAGAAAGAAAATATCAAAGGACAGTGAAATCTATAAGCGACTTTTGAATACCACATTAAGCAATATGGACGAAGTCGCTAGTAAGTCACACAGAGAAGGTGAAACTGGTTCAAAGCCAGGAACAGTCTCGACAAGAAGAGGTGGAAACAGAACTTCAGTAGATGAAAGAGAAGGTCGTCTCTTGGCACCTACTTTAAGCAACAACATCTACGAAGTCTACACGATTCCGCCGGTCAAATATTACACAACAACATACGACATTACGTTTTGGGCACAATATACACAACAGATGAATGATATGATTACAGCATTGATGAGTTCATATCAGGATAATAATCGTCGTACGTTTAAATTAGAAACAGACAAAGGATACTGGTTTGTAGGATTTTCAGATGCTGAATTGTCACCCGGAAATAATTTTGATGACTTTACAGATAATGAGAGATTAGTTAGATACAGCTTTACGATGCGTGTGAGTGCTTACATGATATTGCCTACATTTCCCGGATCTAAGACAGGTATTAGAAGAACAATATCTGCCCCTGATATTTCATTCGATGTAACCCAAACAGGTGAAGTGGTAAATGAATTCTTTCCACCTGTAGTATCGGGTGATCCGAATGATCACGTTTTCTCTACAATGATGTCTATATATAACGGCATTCCAGGTCAAGCCATTGGGTTTAGGGGAAATAGTGCATTGTCTTCACTTGATCAAAGGGTTGATGGCTCTATTGCCAATCTTCCTGGTGGAGGAATTGGAGGGGCTAGCGCAGGAGGCGCAGCAACAGCATCTGGGGGTGCAGATAGCACTGCATCTGGAGATACAAAAATGGGTGGGTTTACGAATGGGCGTGAACAGACCAAAATGCGAAGAATGATAGTTGATCCCTTTACAGGCCAAAAAAAGTTCGGATTGGTTACTATGGTATCAAAGGACGAAAGGTCTGGAGAGACAGTTTATAGGGAAGGAATTACTATTGATCTTGGCTCTTTATAGAGGTTAATTTATCACTGTGGGTCTATATCTGATTTACAGTCTAGGAATTTTGAATCAAACGTCAATACTTATCTTAGGATGACACGAGTCTAAGGAGAATCATTCAATGGCCGAGCAGACATTTAGATCACCTGGGTTTTTCGAACAGGAAATAGATCTCTCAGCTAGAGTGGCTACACCAACAGGCGTTCCAGCAGGCGTAATTGGCACTGCAGAACGAGGACCAGCATTTGTGCCGGTCACAGTAGGATCACTAGCAGATTTCACAGCACGCTTTGGAGCACTAGACCAAGATCGATTTGGTCCTTATGCTGTAAGAGAATTTCTTAAGAACAGAAATGCAGTTACATACGTCCGAACCCTGGGTGCGGGCATTATAGAAGACGACAACGATATAGCAAACGCCGAACTCGGCGGTTTTGTTAAAAACGCTGGTACGGTTTTAACACCGAAACTACGACAAGATGCGACCCAACTCAATGGTCTACACGGCGCAGTTACATTTATTACAGCAGAACACAAAGTAAGAAGTGATGATGCTGGAACAGAACTTGCGGGTTATCCTGTATTTAGTGACAATGATTCTTTTGCATTGGCAGGTGACGTTGCTAGCTTGGTACGCGCAGTCGTATTGGTGGCATCAGGATCTAGAATCGTACCTGCAGTTGCAACCAATGGTACGACGGCAGCAAATCCTGGTAACGAGGCAACACTTCAAGGTGCAGACTCTAGAAAAGTTGACGCTCACAAATCAACAGGTAGATTTACTTTGTGGGTTGGTCAAGATGCTAACGGATCAGATATTACATCAGCAAATGGCAAAGCGTATGTTGTTTCCTTAGATCCAAATGATTCGATGTATATTGCAAACGTCCTCAATACTGATCCTGACCAATTTGGAGAGCTTAATCACTTGCTCTATCTTGATTATGCGGTCGAGGATGAGTTGGCATCTCTTCGAAGAGAAGGCGCGAATACTGCTGCACAAGTAGGTGTTTACGTAGGATCACCATCAGCCACATCATCAGATAGCTTTCTATCATCTACACAATATGACAAGCTGTTTGGGCGCCTTGATAGTAGATTCACTACAGCACGTACACCATCAATTATTTCTCAACCTTTTGGTGAATCAGAATTTGATTTGTTCCACTTTGAGACAATTGATGATGGTGAAATCGGTAACTCACTTTACAAGATATCAATTGCAAACTTGAGAAAGTCACAAGATCCAAACAATCCATTTGGAACATTTGACGTCCAGGTTCGAAGACTAGGTGATACAGATACAAACTTGGAAATCTTAGAGGCATTTCCTGGTTGCTCTCTTGACCCTTCTTCTGAAGATTATATTGCAAAGAAAATTGGCGACAAAAAGGTATTCTACAACTTTAATGCAGCCGACGAAGACGATCGTGGTTTAGCAATTGTTGGTAAACATCCAAATAAATCATCTCGCATTAGAGTTCGAATGGCCGACGCAGTTGAGCGACGAGAAGTTCCTGCTGACGCACTTCCGTTTGGTTTCCGCGGAGTTCCTACACTTAAAACATCACTTTCCCTAATGGATCAAGCTGCTACAGCTGCTGTTTTTGGAGATGATGGAACATCTAGTGACTTTGCAGGTTCTCTTCTGAAGGCAGACAGTGACGTTGATGATACCGCTGAAAACCTTGTTTTCTCAATTGTTCCACCTCTTCCTATGCGATTTAAGTGTACAAGAGGGGCAGTTGCAAAAACAGCAACATATGCAGGAACACCCGGTAGAAATGAACGATCTGATTCAAGATTATACTGGGGCGTTAAGTTTGAAAGAATGCCAGTATCAGCTAGTTCTGATCAAGGATCAACAGATGCTTCAATTCTAAATACCAACATTAGCAGC